CGAATCAGGCGCGACCCTCCGGATCCGCGGCGGTGGCCTGGACACGGGTGGCCACTACACGACAGAGGCCTACAAGTTTTGCAAGAAACACCAGGCGCGTAATTTCCTGGCGCTGAAGGGTAGTAACCAGCCCACCGCGCCATTCACCAGCCGGCCAAGCAGAAACAACGCCCAACGAGTCCGGTTGTTTTCGATTGGTACCGCCGAAGCCAAGGACCTCATCTATGGGTCTTTGAAGTTGGCGGAGCCGGGGCCTGGTTATGTGCACTTTCCAGTGAGCGCCGACGAGGAGTACTTCGAGCAGCTCACCGGCGAAAAGAAGGTGACCACGTTTAAAGATGGCAGGCCGGTCAAGAAATACAAAGCCATCCGCCCACGGGTGGAGGCGCTGGATTGCTATGTCTACGCCCGTGCAGCATTTGAAATATTGAAGGTGCCACTTCGAGCTCTCGCAACTGAGCTCGCTGGTAAGCCGCCACCGGCAACGAAGAAAAAGAAACAGCAATCATCCATCCGCCGTGAGCGTGGCGACGGTTGGATGGACCGATATCGATAGGAGTTCAAGGAATGTCAGCAACAATCACTCTCGCGACCGTTCAGACAGACCTCGCCGCATGGCGTGCGGCGTTGACCGCTGCGAGCTCAGGAGCTTCTTTCTCTCTGAATGGCAGAACCCTAACCCGCCAGAACGTCAGTGAGATCAAAAGGATGGTGGCAGAGTTGTCCAGGCAAGAGCGAGATTTTCTTGATGCCTCCAGGACCGGTAAAGCCGCTTCCCGTCTGGGCGGATCCCTCGGGAGGTTTAGCTGATGTCGTGGTACGACCGCTTACTTGCCGGCATCGCCCCCGACTACGCAGTTCGAAGAATTTCCGCAAAAAATGTTGTATCGGCCTACGAGTCTGCAAAAACCTCACGAACGCACAAGCCGAAACGCGAGGACCGTGGGCCTAATACACCGGTAACCGAGTCAGCAGTGTCTTTACGACAGCAGGGCCGCTACCTCGAACAAAACAACGACATCGCAAAGGGTGCGCTCGATATCCTGGTCGCACGCACGGTTGGCATGGGGATTCTCCCAGAGTTCATGGTCGAAGACACGAATGGTGATCTTCATGAAGAAGTGAACGAGCAGCTGGCCAGCCTTTACGACGAATGGTGTCGGCGCCCTGAAGTCACCTGGACGCTGGACGAACCATCAGCTCAGCGAATGTCAGCTCGCACTTACTTTCGGGATGGCGAGTATCTGATGCAGCACCTCCTGGGAAACACCAGGGGATTGCAACATGGCACGAAGGTGCCGTACAGCTACGAACTCATCGAGAGCGACATGCTCCCCATGCACTACCACAAGCAGAAGCCGCTAGTGGTCTCTGGTGTGGAAATGAACGGATGGGGACGCCCAACAGCGTACCACCTGCTCAAATCAGATCCGAACGACGTAAGCAAATTCAGCAGGTTTAACGAAGAAACCCGCGTTATACCTGCCAGTAAAATTTCACACCTGGCGATCCGCAATCGATTCCGCCAGGTCAGAGGCACATCAGTTTTCGCGGTGGTGATCAAGCGCCTGCAGGATATCAACGAGATCGATGAGACGGAACGCGTTGCTGCACGGATGGCTGCGGCGATCGCGCTTTATATCAAGAAGGGTGACCCTACGATCTACTCTCCCCCGGACTCCGAAGCGGGTGATGAAGATCCCCGGGAGATTGACATCTACCCCGGCATGGTCATTGACGATCTCCTGCCTGGTGAGGATGTTGGGTCCGTGATATCCAACCGCCCGAACAACCAATTGATCGCTTTCAAGGGTGATCAGATGAGACACGCGGCAGCGGGTATCGGTGTTTCCGGCAGCGCCCTTTCGAAGAACTACAACGGTACCTACTCCGCCCAGCGCCAGGAACTCGTTGAACAGCACGACCACTACGGAATCCTCTGGCAGGATTTCATTGGACGCAGCGAGCGACCGAAGCTGGAAAACTTCATCAACATGGCGATCGCTTCCCGGGTCATCCGGATCCCGGACAACGTAAAGCAAGACACTTTGCTCAACATGAACTTCAGCCGCCCGGCCATGCCCTGGATCCAACCGAAACAGGAAGCGGAAGGCTGGATGACATTGATCGAAGGCAAGCTGGAAAGCAGAAGCGCAGTCATCAGATCACGTGGCAAGAACCCGAGACAGGTAGATAAACAAATTGAACGCGAGGAGCGTAAAAATGCCCAAGACACCAAAGACCCCGAAGACACCCCCGAAGAGTAAAGCACCCTGGTATTCCATGGTGTCGAACGCTGTTGACGGAGCCAACGTCGTCAATCTGCACATTTTTGGCGAGATCGGCTGGGACATCTCCGCGCAAGAATTCATCACCGAGCTCGAAGCACTTGGTGACGTTGACCAGGTAGACGTTGAGATCGGTTCAGTCGGCGGAAACGTGTGGGACGGCCTGGCGATTTACAACGCCCTGCTTAACCACAAGGCCAAGGTGTCAGTGCTTGTCACATCCCTGGCCGCATCAATGGCTTCAGTCATCGCATTGGCGGCTGATGAAGGTGAGCTCCGCATGATGGAGCAGTCGATGATGATGATCCACAACCCATCTACGGGGGCATGGGGAGATCAAAACGATCACCAGAAAGCCGCCAAGATGCTCGAAAAGGTTCGAGAGGCGATGGTCGGCGCTTACATGCGCCGATACAACGGATCCCAGGAAGACCTCATCGCGATGTTGGACGAGGAAACCTGGCTGACTGCTACCGATTGTGTTGAGAACGGCCTCGCTGATGCTGTTGTCACCCAGGAACTAGACCTGGCTGCCTGCCTCGCCGAACTAGACCTCTCCACCCTGGAGAACGTACCCGAAGAATTTCTCGCCATCATCAACGGGCCAAAACCCAACGATGAGGGTGAGGACGGCGCTGCACTCGCAGCGTCCAGAGCGCAATTGGTGTCTGACATCATCGTGCGAAACCAACAGTCGGCAATAGCCGCCGACAAACCAGAGGAAGATCCCATGGATCCTAAAGAAATAGTGGCGGCTGAAAAAGCCGCACGAGAAGCCGAGGCCAAGCGCCAACGCGATATCCGTGCCGCATTCTCGAAGTTTGAGTTTACTGGCTCGGTAGAACTACTCACCGCATGCATTGATGATTTTGAGTGCAGCGTCGAGATGGCAAACACCAAGCTGCTTGCAGAATTGGGTAAAGACAGCGTGTCACTCGGTGGGCCTGCAGTCGTCCTCGAAGACGCTCGCGACAAGTTCAGGGCGGGTGTTGAAGAAGCAATCGAAATGCGTATGAACAGGAAGCCGGTGGATCACACCAACGAGTTCCTGTCCTGCTCACTCCTGGAGATGTCAAAGCGATCTGCTGAAGTGCGTGGTGTTAGCATCGCAGGCAAGGACAAGTTTCAGATTGTCGCAGTCGCACTGCAACCAGGCTCGGATTTCCCCGGGATCCTGGAGAACATTGCCACGAAAGAAGTGCTGCGCGGTTACTCCGAACAGGCTGAGGTTTACACAACCCTGGCCAGGGTGGGTAGTCTGCCGGACTTTAAGGCAGCGAGTCGCACCGGCCTCGGTCACGCGCCTTCTTTGGTTGCTAATGCCGAGATGCAGGAAGTGGAAACCATCGAACTGGCTGATCGCAAGCAAAGCATCCAGCTGGCCACCTATGCAGGTAAGGCCGGGCTTAGCCGAGTCGCCATCATCAACGACGATCTGAATGAGTTCGGGCGCATGCTTTCCAGGCTAGGTGCTGGTGCGAAGCGGACTGTCGGTGATCGGTTTGCTGCAGTGTTTACGACCGCTGCAGGTCTTGGCCAGACACTGGATGAGGACTCAAAAGCAATCTTCCACGCTGATCACTCGAACACCGGCACAGGTGGTGTACCGACATCAGCCACGTTCACAGAGCTCCGCGTGAAGATGGCTACACAGTCTGACGTAGGTGGTAACGCAAACCTCAACATTCAACCCAGGTTTGTCTACTGCCCGGTTGCGCTGGATGGTCCTTGCAGGGTGGTGAATACGTCTCAGGACGAAGTCACCTCTGCCAAGACTGCTCGAACTAAAAACATTGAGATGGGCCGATGGGAGATTCTCTCAGACGCACGTCTCGATGCTGCAAGTGCGTTGAAGTACTACGCGCTAGCGGATCCCAACCAGACCGACACTGTCGAAGTGGCGTTCCTGGATGGCCGAGACGAGCCGATGATCGAGCGCGTGGAGTCCTACAACGTGCTTGGTGTTGAGTGGGTTGTCTGGATCGACTGTGTCGCCCAGGCGCTTGACTTCCGAACCATGGCATACAACGCAGGCTCTTAACCGCCTATAACCCACCACCCAAACGTGTGATGTACCGGCTCGCTTTTACAGGGGCTGGCACCGCTCATTCGTAACACATTAGGAGTAATGATCATGGGTGAATTAAAAGCAGGAAATAGCGTCACTTACGAAAACGCTGGCGCAGCGATTTCGAAAGGTGCCGTAGTTGAACTAAAGCACACCCTGGGTGTTGCGCTGGAAGATATCGCCGCCACTACCGGCAGCGGGGAGGTTGCAGTTGAAGGCGTGTTTGATCTGCCTAAAGTTGATACCGCCGTTATCGTCAATGGTGAAAAGCTTGTCTGGGATACATCAGTAGGCAAGTTTGATGACAGTTCGGCTACGCCAGCGACTGGCGACATCACCGGCGCAGCAATTGCGGTAGAAGCGCTCGGAGCAACAACCAGTGCCAATATCCGCGTGAAGCTGACACCTGGCAACGCAACACTCACCTAAAGTGACGTTTCGTGATGACGCAATAACCGCCACCGAGAGTGTCGTCGATGCTCTCGGTGAGCCTGTTATTTTTCAATCAAACGCAGGTGAGCAGAAAACAATCACTGCAGCGTTTGAAAAAGAATTTATGGAGCACGGCCTTGGTGTGGGCGTCAACACTGCATTACCGGTGCTCTTCGTAAAAGAATCCGATGGGCCTTTCTCTGAAGGCGATACATTCATTATCGATGACATCACCTACCGCCAGGTCCGGATAGAACCCGATGCCGATGGTGCGGCCAGGATTGAGCTGGAGAAACATCGTGGCTGATCATCGAGCTGAGCAGATCATCAATGCGATCGCCGAACGGCTGTCCGGATCTACCAGCGCAAAGGACGAGGTCTATCGTTGGTCAGCACGGCCACTGCCTGAATTGCCCTTCGCGATCGAGGTCAGCATGGGTCCAGACGAACCCAGCACAACCGCTCTCGTCGTCATTGACTCCTGGCTGACCGTGTACGTCGATTTGTACACCAATTCCACTCAGCCGCTACCGCGAACCAGTGCGGCGAAACCAACATACGAAACAAACCTGATGACCCTGCGAAAGGAGACCGCTATCGAGATGATGCGGGACGTCCAACAGGGGTTGTCTGGATTCGTGATCGACACAGATCCCCAGGGAGCACAAGAGCCCGAAGTGAAGTCTGAAGGGGAAACGGTCAGCGTAATGCTGAGAACAGTATGGCGTGTTCAGTATCGCGCCTCGGTAACAGACCCCAGCCAATAGAAAGGTACAACTCAAATGGACAAGATGACATTTATTCAGCGCACAGGCGGATCCAGAACCTTTGCCAACGACGGAGAGCGATTGATTGACGCTGCACTGCAGGTCATCCCATCCATTCCAGAAAGCCAGTACACAACGGACAACAAGCCACGCGTTGAAGCGATCGAAGCACTGATCGGAGAGCAAATCACCGAGGCGCAGCGCGACCAGGCTTTCAAGCTACATAGCGGTACGTCATCCACCAAGAAACCAGCAGCAGCCAATGCTGTAGCCACAGGAGATAGTGATCATGAGTAAGTTACTCAAACGTGAGGTCATCCTTGCGAAAATTCAGACTGATGCTGACACCCCGGCAACACCAGTCGCGGCCAATGATGCAATGCTGGTGGAAAATGTAGGCTGGTCTTTTGCTGGTGCCCGGATGACGGATCGTCCTGTTGTGAAGCCCACCCTCGGGCAGTTGGCCCGTGTTTTTGGTGGCACACTCATGGAGGTGACCTTTGATGTCGAAATCAAGGGTTCGGGCACTGCAGGAACGGCTCCTGAGGTGGCTCCCTTGCTCAAGGCCTGCGGGTTTGATGAAACAATTGTCGGCGCTACCAGCGTCACCTATGCCCCTGTGTCGACAGGCTTCGAATACCTCACGCTGTGGTTCTATGAGGACGGATCTCTCTACAAGCTCACAGGTGCCCAGGGTAACTTTGAGACCAACCTGACAACGGGCGAAACCGGAAAGCTCAGCTTTACCATTATCGGTCATTTGGGCGGGCCTACCGATGCTGCTCTGGTTTCACCCACCTACGCATCGCAAGTGCCAGTGCCATTCATCGGTGCCACATTTGCCACAGGCGGCTTTGCGTCAGTCATTAACAGCCTGACCTTCACTCCGGGCAATGAGGTGGTGACGCCTCCCAGCGCGAATAGCGCGGACGGTTATGGAACGATCCAGATCTCCGATCGCGATTACACCGGGTCATTTGATCCCCAGGCAGAGCTCATCGCTACCGATGACCCTATTGGAGACTGGCAGGCTGGCACTGCGAAAACCATTGCCACCGGCGCAATAGGAGCCACTGCAGGCAACATCTATGCGCTCAATATCACATCGGCGACCTACACCGAGATTTCACCGGGTGATCGCGATGGAATCCGGACGCACGAGATCGGATTCATGAGTGGTGCCGGTGACACGGCCTGCTCCCTGGTGTTCACGTAATGGCGATAATAGCCAGCGCTGGCCTGGTAGAGGAATGGTATACCCCGGTCGATGAACGCGGGGAAGAGGTCGCCACTCGTTTCAAATTGAAGGCACTTAACCAGCTGGATCTGTTGGAGGTGTTTAGCGAGGGGCAAAGCCTGGCTGACGGCTCCTTTCTGCCTAATCATCGTGGTCGGATGATCCTGCTACGAAAGGGCCTGAAGGACTGGGAAAACCTGAACACTGTCGATGGTCAGGTGGTCGGTTTCTCCATAACAAATCTCGATCGAGTGCCTGCTCAGGTCCTGGCTGAACTAGCCAACGAAATACTGACCCGGTCGGCCCTCACGGACGAAGAAAAAAAAACTTAACCATCACGATCGAGGTTCTTCGGAACCGTAGCAAATTTAGCTGTAAGCAGTGCCAGTGGGGCAGGCACTGCGATGAATCAAACCCAGCGCCCGTTAAACAATGGGTGATACCAGGCGTCATCGAATCCGATATCTGCCTGCTCCCCATGGTCTCCGATCGCTCGCTATTTTTTACCCGCCTCCACACCCACTACCGAAACCAAATTCTGTTTTCTGAGGGCGGCATCACCAGCCAGCCCAACCTTTACCTTGATGCAATGGAACACATAGAGCGAACACTCAATGACTGACGAATACAAATTTAAAATCACCGGTAAGGATGCAACAGGTCGAGCCTTTAAGGCTATCCAGCGGAACCTGGTTGCTGTTCGTGGTGCGATCAACTCCACTCACGTCCAGGTTGGCCTTATGGCTGGTGCCAGCGGCCTGGGGTTCCTTGTGGCCCGATCGTTGTCCGTTAACGACAGCCTGGCCAAGATGGCCGACCGAGTAAACGCATCCACAGAAGGATTGGCAGCGCTCAGGCATCAAACTGAACTGAATGGGGAGTCGTCAGCGACCCTCGACAAGTCGCTTGAGAAAATGCGACGTAGTCTTGGAGAGGTGGACCAGGGCGTCGGTGAGGCAAAGGACGCAATGAAGCTTCTCGGTATCAACATGGATGACATCCGCGACCTGAAAGCCGATGAGCAGTTCGAGTTGATAGGTACGGCGATCGGTAGTCTTAGTGATGCCAATCAGCAAGCTGCTATTTCATCAGATATATTCGGGCGCTCTGGCGTCAAACTCATCAACGTTTTCAACCAGGGGGCGGAAGGTTTCGCCTCAGCGCGTGAAGAAGCTGACAGACTGGGTATATCGATGAGCCGGGTTGATGCCGCGAAGATTGAAGAGGCCAATGATTCTATGCTCCGATCCAGACAGGCAGTTGAGGGTCTCGGCAACAAGATCACAGTTCAGCTGGCCCCTATCATTGCCGCGATGTCTGATGAGTTTGTCGAAGCCGCAACAAGCGGCGACAACATGACAGGTATTGTTGAAACCGGATTTAGGACTGGCGCAAAAGTCGCCGGCACCTTCGCTGACGGTATTCATGGCGTTCAGATAGTGCTGAAGGGTGCGGAAGTTGCCGCCACAGGATTCGGTGCTGCGTTCAT